TCTGTAGTACCAATACCAATACCATCTCCTCCTTGTTTGTCATAGATCAACTCTTGACCAGTTTGGAAGTTATGATTGGGCAGATTGATAATGTTGTTAGTTAGATCAACTACATTTGGATTGGAAGAAGCAAAGGACACTCTAAAGATAGGACTTCCTTTTGACTTCAACTTAAATTGAGTTGAACCTACAAGAGTACCAGTTCTGTCATGAGCACCATTGAATCCCTGAGAAATATCATCAATCTTAAGAACCTTATTTGTCTTATTGAGAATATAACTCTTAATTGGTCTGCCTTCTGGGAAGAAGATTCTTTGAACCGTTCCATCAGTCAGTGCATCATCTTCGGTAACCATAGCAAAGTTTTCTCTGGTTCCCATGAAGATCTCATTGTCAACATTAACAATCAGATCAATTTTAGTATCAACTGGTTTGACTGCCATGTTATTAGACCTGGCAACACCAACATTTACTAAATCAAAAGTATCGGCATCTTTCTTAGGATCGCTCTCTAGTTGTAAATCGGAGAACTCTCTAAATCCAGATGGGTGAAGAATAGATCTTACAGATTCTTTCCAAGTATTATAATCTAGATCACTCTTTACAGAGTATGAGAACTTCTGATAGTAGAAGTTATCAGAGATTCTTTGGCTAAAGTCATTAAGAATACCAGTTTCCAGATCATTCTTTTCGATCTTATCTCTAGTTACTCCAAGTCTAGTTTTTACACTAAATCTACTTACATATCTTACATTACCTTTCAGTTGTGATACTTCACCAACCAAAGTATCACCTTCTCTCAGTGTACCAATAGTATCTCTGAGTCTAAGTTGACTAATCTCACCATTCCAACCATTTTCAGCAACAAAACCTTCAAATTTCTTAGAGGTGACTTTTTCACCAGAAAGATATTTTGCATCATCAATCAACTTCATGCTAAACTTAGCCATGTCGTTGAAGTTGACGATAAACCCTAAGGTAAAATCATCATCATATGATCCTAGAGGAGAAGTACCAATACCAGGAGCATCGGCCATACTGTAGGTAACAGTAAAGTTAGCAGTGTTTACACCCGTTACTGTGAAGAAGTTAAAGTCATAAAGACTAGAGTTAAAGTTCAGTTCACCAGCAGCAAAAGAATCTGGTTTTAGTCTACAACCTTCAATGAATACTCTATCACCAATAGCAAAAGGTAATTCAATATCAGTAGATCCATATCCAGTTCTAATGGGAATATTGAACTGAGGATCAAGTAACAATTCAACAGTTACATCTGTACCACTATGTGTAATTTGGTCAATGTCATAACCATTGGAATTATTTGTAGTAATAATGCTCAGTGGTTCGTAGAACTCAAATGCATTCTGAGTTACATCAACTTTAGATACAGCTCCACCGTTTACATGAGCAGCAAGTTTAGCAGTATCATTACCACGAATTTTTAAGTTAGGTGGTTGAGTGTAATTTCTACCTCCATCAGTTACTCTGATCTCATCAATCCTTGCAATTCCATTTACATCAACAATTGCAGGAACATTTAGGAATGGTAATAGTGTAGGATCGGTAGGATAATCAAATCCATCCTTTACTCTCTCTAGAGTGTCAATCTCACCAATTTCTTCGGAGAAAATCTTAGCAACTCCATCAACACCTGCATCACTTTCAAATCCAACAACCCTAGGAAGTTTTCTATATCCCTTACCTGGGAAGTTAACTTTCAATCTAGCAATAGGACCAATAGCAGTAGAAGAACTTGTCTCGTAAGTAATGGTAGATACACCAGCCAACGATACAAACATCTGAGGTTCAGATGGTTTGCTCTTCAGGTTAAAACTGAATGTCGTATCATCGACTTTAACAATTTTATGTTCATTATCAAGAACGATCTTATTCAGGGTAATATTGTTTCTTCCCTTTACTTCATTATCAGAAGATACATTTAACTTTCTAGCGTCAGAAGGAACAACAGGAATAATCTGATAATAACACTTTCTTGGGAAGTCAGTAGAAGTTGTAATTTCAACTTTAGCACCAAGGTTACCAGTAATTCCATCTCTCTTAATATTAAATCCTTGAGTGGAGTTACCACTAGTTTCAATATCTTTTACAAATCCAATATCTTCAAAGAACTTAAGTTCCATGTTTCTGAGACTTACATCAGAAACATCAAAGACAACCTTATCACCTTTAACGAAATCAAATGGAGGATTGACTCTTGCTAAGAAGTAATTACCAGTTGGTACATTGGTGATGTTTACAATTTTTCCAGTATCAACGTCTGCTTTGTGCTTACATAGTTTGATAGCTTCTGGCGACTCTCTTAGTACAAAATATGTCTCGTTATTTTCAAGTCCAGTAATAATTGTGTTATCAGCATAGAAGACAACTTTATCACCTGTTTGATAACTAGTATCGTTAATTTGGAATGCAGTCAAATCAGCAGTAAATGCAGTTTGATCGAACTGAATTTTCTTAGTAGTGATTTTAGCAATAACTGGGTCAAATCTCAACTCTACAGTTTCTGTTTGAGTTGGAATAGCAGTTAACTTAATATCATCATTAGTTACCAGACCGTGATTAGTCTTAGTATTAATTTCACCAAAATACCTCTCAGCAACAGAATTTACTTTAGGGAAGTTAGTAGCTAGAGAATGTGCAGCACCAATATTACTTGCAACATTATACCAGTAAACAGCATCACCGTCAGTTGGGAATCCAACTGTAGATATACCAAGATAATCATTACCAAAGTTTACTGCATAGTAGGTCTCACCACTATCAAGTCTTTCTGTACCAACCCCAGAAGTTGATCCAACAGCAGTCTTAGCATATGTAAGTGATGTTCCACCAACACCCATATGATACACAAGACTCTGACCTGTATAGAACTTGTGGTTAGGAATGTACAGTTGTCTTTGAGGTACAAATCTATTTTCAATAGTCTCGTTAGCCGCAGAAAGACCTAAACCAGTTAGAGAAATATCATAATGTGTTCCAGTAGATCCCATACCTACCGTAAAGGTAGGATCAAAGAAGAACATCTCATTGGTATAGGTTAGATACGAAAGTTTAGTATCTTTCGTTTCTGCCAATTCAAATTTATTTGGTTTTAGGAAGACATTGTTAGTTCCAACAGCATGTGTTACTGCAATACCAACATAGTATTCTCTATTGACTCTAAATCTACTAAACTCCTCGTCAACATTCAGAATTGTTAAGGTCTCAGTACCAATACCAATCGTATCTCCAGGATGGAAATTTCTAGTATCGGTTACAGATATGACCGTAGTAATACCAGTAGCACCTACATCATTAAGTTCAACAGCAAGACCAGTTGTCCTGTTTTGGACCTTAATCTTCTGTTCTCCATTAAACTGGGTAAACTCTGAAGTAGAGATACCAGAAAGAATGATTGTTTCCCCATCAGAAAACTCATGAGGGATTGTTGTTACACCGATAATTTTATTGTTGACCAATCTAAGATCAACTTCAGTTAAGGTAGAAACTCCAATCTTAATAGTGTTTACTTCAGCACCAAGAACAGCTCCAACAACAATGTTAGCTCCTGTACCATCGGTTCCAGTATTATCTAACTGTAGGTTATCATCTACCCTATAACCAGATCCTCTAGCAAAGACACTTACCGAAGTAATACCAGATGTCTTTACTTTAGTAACATCAAATCTCTGTTTGAATGAATCTTCTACTCTATCAATAAGTTCATACTTCGAGTTTCCAGCGGAAAGGTAATATGGACCAATATTTCTAGTAAGATCTCTAGATACAAGATCAACGTCTTGGTTGAAGAAAGTTGTGAAGTTTTCATCAATAGGAGTATCCCTAAAACTATCACCTAAGATGTATGGGAATTTAGGTGCAGCAACACCACTAGAGTCAACATCGATACTGTAGAAGTATGCATACGTTCCATCTGGGAATTGTGGAGTTACGCAATTTCTACCGCCATACTGATCTAGATCTCCAGAGTTATCAAATATAAAATCATTAGTGAAATATCCTAGCTGGAAGCCAGGAGGTCTTAGACCGACCTTGTTTGTAGCATCGAGGATATATCCACTCTTAAGACGTACAACAGGTCCTCCAGTCGATTCTGAGAACCCATAAGGACCATATATGGGGTTACCATCGTAAGCAAAACCTAGAATAGGTGAGTGAGATGCATTAGCAGACAATTCAAGATTGCCAGAATCAATGTTATCACCTAACTGATATCTCAGTTGGTTAGGTGGATACATCGAATATGTCTGTAACTGATACTCTGGGTTTGTACTAGGTTTAATTAACAGAGAATCCGCAGGATCAATAATATTTTCATTCTTAACAACCTGATTGATTTTCCACTCACGAACATTAGCGATGAATTTAGCGTCAACACCTCTGTTTTGTAGTGTGAGGGTAGTATCACTAGAGGCATAACCTACACCACCATCTAGAACTCTTACACCAGTGATCTTTCCGTTACTAACAACTGGTTTAATGTCAGCAAAAGCACCAGATGGACTATTAATGATAATATCAGAGTCAACTCGGAATCCATCACCAGATGCAAGGATCTGAACGTCTACAATTGATCCATTAATGATGATTGGTTGCAATAGTGCTTGGAATCTTACCGAAGATACACCTACATCAGGTCTTCTATGGAAATCTAGGATATTAGTACAACCATAACCAATTCCACCTTCTTCGAGATAGACACTAGTAATAGATCCAAGAATATCCGATGAAATTTCTGGTTTTACAACAGTAGTTGCACCAATAGCTGAAATAGACTCAACAGAAACTACGATTGGTGGGTAAGCAATGGTATGTTTACCAGTTCCAACACTCTTAAGGATATTAAACCTATTTTTCTCGTAATTTTCAAATACTCTGCTAGTACCTACACCAGCATCACATAATCTAAACCTATCACTATCAACATACTTAACAAAGTACTCAGTGAGAGTAGATAATCCACTGATAGGTGTTCCGTCAGTGCTATACGTGACAATTTCACCATCACTAAAGTTATGGTCCTTGGCAAAGATAAAACTATCAGAAGTACTTACTCCAGATCGGATAGATTCGGTATCTTTTCTAGCAGGGAAGATAATCTTCTTATTTGAGTATCCTGATCCTTTATTTTTTACATAAATCTTGGTAATTGTGTTTTTGGCTTCTGTTGTAGAGAGTTTGTGGAATCCAAAACTAACACCACCAATATTTACCGTATTAATTCCAGCAATTGCATCTTTTGGATCAGTATAAAGTTTGATAATCTTATCAGTAACTGGTCCAACAAAATATGTTGCACCACTTACGATATTTCCGATATTTGGGTTACCTTCAGAACTATAAACTACACCTTCACCCAATTCAAAGTTATGTTTGTCTTCAAAATCGATTGTATCTGAAAAAGCATTAACCGATGTACCATCTGCCTTGAAATTGGCAATAATTCTACCTTTTACAAAGTTAGACTCAAGGACTGCACCAGAACCATTACCACCTGTTACAGTAATTTTTGGTTTTTCCTGATATCCGATGCCAGGAGAGATAAGTTTTACTTGTTCAAAGGAACCTTCAACGTTTGCATGAACAATACACCCAGTACCCGTCTGATCAAAGATTTGTAGAGGAGGTCCGTTAAGAACATCGTAACCTTTACCAGCATTTGTGATTTTTACGTTCTCAATATCACCAAAATGAATTTGTTCATCGAGAACCGTAGAAGGAAACAGTTCTACACCGTTTGCAAGCAGTCCAACTGGACGATTTTTAATACGTCTCTTATTGGGATCATCAAAAAACTCACGTTTTGGAGTATAG